TACAACCAGAGCAAAACGAGAGGGTAAGGCAAAGGGTAAGCAGTTTGTGGCTCAACCGAAAAAGATTGCTAAAAAGGTAAGGAGATATAGAAATGCCTAATATTCAAGGAAAGAAATTCCCATATACCAAAAAGGGAATTAATGCAGCTAAGAAAGCTTCAGAAGAAAAGAAGAAGCCTATGAAGAAAAAGAAAACACTTATGTCGAGAAGTTATTAATATGGCATGGTATTTAACAACTGGTGAATTGTATGAAGGTGAAACTCACGTTCTAGCAGGTAATACTTATAGTGGTAAGACAAGAACGTCTGAGTCTCGCAGACTCGTGGAAGGGCCAGAGCCTAAGAGAGCCAGAAGCTCCAATGGCAGACTCAAAGGTGACGACCCCTCCACGACTGATATAAACGAAGCGTATGAAAAACCCAAGGAAGAAAAGTGAGCTTTAGTCATTCTATTTCTAAGCATGACCGCGAGTTACTGCGAAAGATTGTGAAGAAAGTTCATTTGCAGCATCATCCAAAAGACTTTCAAACTAACATGGAAGCTGACAAAGTTATTGATGTTATTGCTCCTGATGTGATCGAACGCATGATTAAATTTGCAGTGGATCGCAAAATTGATAGACTTTAAATACAAACCTGACGGTGAAGTCCTAAAACAGTTTATGAAAGACAATACTTTCTTTCGTGGCATAAGAGGACCAGTTGGATCAGGTAAGTCGGTTGGCTGCTGCATTGAAGTATTTAGAAGATCTCTTGCTCAAGATAAAAGCTCGGATGGTATACGAAAAAGCAGATGGGCTATTATTCGAAACACAAATCCACAGCTAAGAACAACTACTATAAAGACTTGGCTTGATTGGTTTCCTGAGAATGAATGGGGTAAGTTTACTTGGTCTGTGCCTTATACACATCACATTAGAAAGGGCGACATAGACCTTGAGGTGATCTTCCTTGCTCTTGATCGTCCAGAAGATGTTAAAAAATTATTGTCCCTCGAACTAACAGGCATCTGGATAAACGAGGCAAGGGAGATTCCTAAAAGTATTATTGATGCTTGTACCATGAGGGTTGGTCGTTATCCTTCTATGCGTGATGGCGGTCCAAGTTGGACAGGTGTTATTGCAGATACTAACGCACCAGAAGAAGATCATTGGTGGCCTATTATGTCAGGCGAAGTTCCAATACCAGATCATATTCCAAGAGATCAGGCAAAGATGTTGGTCAAGCCTGATAACTGGATGTTCTTTACACAACCATCAGCTATGAAAGAAATGTATAATGAAGATGGGGAAGTAGAAGATTATTTTCCAAATGATTATGCAGAAAACAAAAAGAATATGATGAAAGGTTATTATCCTAATCTTATTCAAGGTAAAACAAAGTCTTGGATTGATGTCTATGTTATGAATAAACTAGGCACAATACAGGACGGAAAGCCAGTATATCCTATGTTTGCAAGTGAAACACATATTGCTAAAGAAGAAATACCAGTAGCAGCAGGTCTACCTTTGTACATTGGCATTGACTTTGGGCTTACTCCTGCGGCTGTTATAGGTCAAAAGGTTAGAAACAGGTGGCTTATACAATCTGAAGTAGTTGCTTTCGATATGGGCATTGTTAGATTTGCAGAGGTACTAAGAAATGAAATTGCTACTCGTTTTTCTCAAGCTTCCGATGTCTATATATATGGTGATCCAGCAGGGGATTTTCGGGCGCAGACGGACGAATCTACCCCTTTTCACATACTTAGAGGTGCTGGTTTACGTGCATTTCCCGCCCCAAGTAATTCTGTGGATCTTCGCTTGGAGTCAGTGGCGCAGCAACTTAACAAGATGGTTGAGGGCAAACCTGCGTTCTTAATAGATAGAAGATGTCAACAATTGATAAAAGGTTTTGAAGGTGGCTATGCTTACAAGCGTATGGAAGTAAGTGGCGAAAGATATGCAGATAAACCTGATAAGAATATGTACTCTCACATTCACGATGCACTACAATATTTATTATTAGGTGCAGGAGAAGGGCGTGCTTTAATGTCAAATCAAAAGCCTTCACAAGTTGTTCATGCTAAAAAAGACTTTGATGTATTTAAAAGAAAACCTAAGAGTGCAACACACAAACCTAGTGTTTGGTCACTTGTGCGTTGAAATTTGTTTTGATTTGTGTTTACCAATAGGTAACAAGGAGTTTTACAATGTGTTCGCCTAAGAAATCTTCAAAGAAAAAAAGCAGTCATAGCGGTATTTCTAAAACAAAAGGTGCTATAGGACCAAGTGGTAATGTTAGTCTTGATAGAATTGCAAGTGCAGAAAAAAATAGTGCGCTTGATGATCTAAAAATGGATGTTGGAGTAAAAGAAAAAAACACAGCTTATTTTCGTGATTTGGGAAAACGTAAAAAGGCTTCTCAAAAGGCCCTTGCCGATATGAAAGCTCGTAGAAAAAAGAAAAACAATAAGAAAGCTACAACAACATCTACCTCAACTACCACCTCTACAGATACCTCTACAAATACCAATACTAATACAGATACGAAAACAGATGTAACAACAGATGGCACATTTGATAGCACAACAGATATAACAACATCATCAGGTGGTGTGATTGGTGGTACATCAGTAACGCCAGAAAGTATTTATACTCGTGATCCAGAAGATGCTATGTCGGATCAAGAACGATTAGCGCAAGAAGAACTAAAAAGACAAAGAATAAAACGAGCAAGACAAAAGCAATCTTTGTTACGCAGGCGATTAGAAAGAACACAAGAAGTCGGGTCTGGTAGAAGAGTTTTGTCTGGATCTGAAAGAGAACTTAATGTTCAAACACGACAGGCAGGAACTGGTCGTAGAAGCGGCACAGGCAGAAGGTCTTTAATTACTGGTTCTACTGGTGGAATTGGTTACTATAGTAGGTTCTTATAATGCACGATCCCAAACAAAAACTAGAACGATATGAAAAAGCCAAAGCTCATAGGCAAAACTTTGTTGATTTATTTGAAGAATGTTATGAGTTTGCTTTGCCACAACGTGAGTCATTTTATTTTGAAACAGCAGGTCAACGCAGAGATGATAAGATATTTGATGAAACAGCAGTGGTTGGCGTTCAAGAGTTTGCTTCGAGGCTACAATCGGGATTAGTTCCTAACTTTGCAAGATGGGCAGATCTTATCTCAGGGTCAGAGGTTCCAAAAGAAGAGCGTGATTTTGTAGACAATGATCTTGATGAAATAACAGAGTATGTTTTTGAAATACTACAGAACTCTAATTTTTCTCAAGAAGTACATGAAGCATTTATGGATCTAGCAGTAGGTACTGGTGTTCTTTGTGTAGATGAAGGTGATGCTGTAAATCCTATTACATTCTCAGCAATACCATTACCTCATGTTGTTTTAGATTCTGGGCCAGATGATAAGATAGATCATGTTTTCAGAGAGCGTAAAGGAATACGAAACTCTGAGATTACAATTCTCTTTCCTGATGCCAAGCTCGATTCAAAGGTAGAAGAAAGAGCAAAAAGAGACCCAGAAGGTAAGTGTACTTTACTTGAGATTGTTTGCAGAGATTACAGTCAAAGAAATGAAGAAGCATACTTACATTATGTAATTGATATGCTGACTAAAAGTTATATTAAAGAAGAAAAGTTTAAAGGCGTTGGCTCTAACCCATTTGTTTGTTTTCGTTGGTCTAAGTGTGCAGGAGAAGTATACGGTAGAGGCCCATTAATTAATGCTTTATCTGCAATTAAAACAACAAACCTAACTATTCAACTAATCTTGGAAAATGCTCAGATGGCTATATCTGGCATTTATCAGATGGATGATGATGGTATTATAAACCCAGATACTATTAATTTAGTTCCAGGTACTATAATACCAAAGTCTCCGCAATCTGGTGGATTGCAGCCAATACAATCAGCAGGTAGGTTTGATGTTGCTGATATTGTTTTAAGTGACATGAGATTAAATATTAAACGTGCATTGTATAATGATATGCTTGGAAATCCAGATAGAACTCCTGCATCAGCAACAGAAGTAGCAGAGCGTATGGCAGATTTATCACGCAGAATAGGTTCTTCTT